GGTATGACCATGCCCACGAAAAAGAAAATGATGGGTGGTGGCATGACTAAGATAAAGTATAAAGGTGGTGGCATTGTACAGCAAGGCGTACGTCCAACCAAGTATATCTAGGAGGTTGCGATGCGATCTTATTATAAAGCAGGTGGCTCTGTAAAAAAGAAGAGTAAGAGCAAAGTTAATGAGTCTGGTAACTATACTAAACCTTCCTTACGTAAAAGCATATTTAATAGAATAAAAGCTGGTGGTAAGGGAGGAAATCCTGGTCAATGGTCTGCACGTAAAGCTCAGATGATGGCTAAAGCTTATAAAAAAGCTGGTGGAGGTTATAAGGGCTAATGGCTTTAAAGAAACCGCAAAGAAGCTTAAAGGCGTGGGGTAAACAAAAGTGGCAAACCAAAAGTGGTAAACCTAGTACACAAGGGCCAAAAGCAACAGGCGAGCGTTATTTACCTGCGAAAGCGATTAAAGCTCTATCTAGTAAAGAATACGCAGCCACTACGGCTAAGAAGCGCAAAGCAACTAGAAGCGGAAAACAAGTGGCTAAACAGCCAAAAAAGATTGCACGAAAGACGAAGTCTTATAGAAAAGTCACGTGAGTGGGAAAGAGATAAATAATGGCATCATCAGGTACTACTGCATTTGACATGGACTTTACAGAGATAGCTGAAGAAGCTTGGGAACGTGCAGGCAGAGAAATGCGTTCAGGTTATGATTTAAGAACTGCTCGTAGGTCTATGAATTTAATGACTATTGAGTGGCAGAACCGTGGCATTAACATGTGGACTATAGAAGAAGCCACACAAGCTGTAATTGCTGGCACATCACAATATACTTTACCTGCAGATACAATAGACCTTCTTGACCATGTTATACGTACAAACGCTGGTAACTCTAGTACACAGTCTGATCTCACCATAAGCCGTATAGGCGTAAGCACTTACGCATCAATTCCTAACAAGCTAATATCAGGTAGACCTATTCAAGTATGGGTCGAGCGTTTAGCCGCAGCTCCAAGGATAAACCTTTGGCCTGTGCCTGACACTAGCTACACTTTTGTGTATTACAGAATGAGAAGAATACAAGATGCAGGCAATGGCGTAGAGACCGCTGATATGAGTTTTCGTTTTTTACCTTGCCTAGTAGCAGGTTTAGCGTATCATATAGCCATGAAAGTGCCTGAGTTCGTAGATAGAATTACTATGTTAAAGACAGCATACGATGAGCAGTATAATTTAGCTGCTGGAGAAGATAGAGAAAAAACCTCGGAACATTTTGTTCCCCGTATCAGTAGGATTTAGTTATGTCAAACAAGTTCACAAGTAGTAACAAAACGTTAGCTGAATGTGATGTCTGTGGATTTAGATATAAACTAAGAGATTTGCGTAGTTTAGTTGTACGAGGTAATGACACTAACTTAAAAGCATGTATAGAGTGTTGGAGTTCCGACCACCCACAGAATAGACAAGGTATGTTTCCTGTGCACGACCCACAAGCTGTACGTAATCCAAGACCTGACTTTGCAGGATATGCAACGAGCAGAGCGCAAATATACTCAGGCTCTGAGTTTAATAAATTAAGTTTTGTTGCCACTACAGCTGTAGGGCAAGTAACAGTAACCACTTCGTAAGGAGAAGAATATGAATAGATCTAATATGGGTAAACAAGTTAGCACACCTGGGATGAAAAAACCAAAAGGTTATGCCCCTGGTGGTAGCGTACCAAAAAACATGAAGGGTTTTTCTAAATTGCCTGAAGGCGTTCAACAAAAAATGAATCCAGATATGGCTGAAAAATACAGTGGTGGTGGCTTAATCAAAGGTAAAGTAAAAGCACGAGGTGCAGGCATAGCTACGCAAGGTTACTCTTTTAAGGTGTAAATTATGAACTATACTAATTTAAAAGCAAATGTAGAAGAAATATGTGAACAGACGTTTACAGCAAATCAACACGCTCTGTTTACACAACAGGCAGAACAGAAGATATTTAATTCTGTAGACTTACCAGCTATGCGTAATGTTGATACTAGTAATTTAACTGCGGGTAACGAGTTTTATACTACACCTGACGGGTATTTACACACTTATAGTTTAGCTATAGTAAACAGTGACACACAAACTTTTTTATTGAATAAAGACTCTAATTTTTTAAGAGAAGCATATCCTGTAACCACAACTGCTAAACGTGGGCTGCCAAAGTTTTATGCTTATCATAGCGCTGTGGGTTCTAATGTAAGATTTATGTTTTCCCCAATACCAGACGCTAACTACACATTAGAACACATACATGCCAAGTATCCTACATCTATTGTAACTGCAGGTGGTACGTATCTTGGAGACAACTTTGACACGGCTCTATTAAATGGAACTCTACTTGAGGCTATACGCTTTCAAAAAGGTGAGGCTGATATGATCGCTTTATATGAGAAGCATTTTTTACAAGCTATAACATTATTAAAACAACTAGGTGATGGTAAGCTTAGACAGGATATGTACCGTTCTGGTCAATCTAGAACTAAAGTGGGTTAGGAGATATAGATGTCAATTACACAAGCTATGTGCTCATCGTTTAAAACAGCTCTGTTAGATGGAGAGATGGATTTTAGTAGCAATACATCACAGGCGTTTAAAATTGCTTTATACACGTCTTCCGCGACTTTACATGCAGGCACTACAGCGTACAGCACAACTAATGAAGTAGTAGGCACAGGATACACAGCAGGAGGTAACACTCTTAGCATAGCAGCAAATCCTGCATTGTCTGGTACAACGGCTTTCTTAGATTTCTCTGACACCACTTGGAGTTCTTCTTCTTTAACAGCTAGAGGAGCGTTAATATATAAGAGTGCAACAGGTAATCCTGCAATAGCAGTAATCGACTTTGGAGAAGACAAACAATCTAGCTCGGGTAACTTTGTAATATCGTTTCCTGTAGCCGACGCTAATAACGCGATCATACGTATTTTTTAGTGAGGTAACTATGAAGTTCTTGCGTATATTGACTTGTTGGTGTAATAATTTAACTATTTGCGAGGTTTTATAAATGGCAACACAATTTTCTACTCTCTTAAAACTTGCCTTACCCACTCAAGGCGAACTGACTGGCTCTTGGGGTGACGTTGTTAACAACAACATAACGTCTATGGTCGAAGAAGCCGTCGCTGGGCTAAAAACAATAAACACTTGGAGCAGTAACTCTGCTACATTATCAACGGCAAACGGTACAACAGCGGAATCTAGAGCTGCTATACTAAATCTTACCGACTCAACTAGTGATCTAACTGGAGCAGCCACTCTTATATGTCCTACGCTTACTAAAGTGTTCATTGTAAAGAATAGCACTGGAGAAGTGGTTACAGTAAAGACAGCTTCAGGTAGTGGCATGGCCATAGCTAACGGAAGTACAAGCATAGTGTTTTGTGATGGTACTAACGTAGTAGAAGCAGTAACTGGTATCACAGGTAATTTAGCTGTAGGTGGTAATTTGACTGTAGCTGGTAACGCTACTGTTACAGGTACTACTACGTTTAATGGTGGCACTCTCACTCTTGGAGATTCTGCAGCTGATAATGTCGTATTCGGAGCAGATGTAAACAGTTCTATTATACCTAACACAGATTCTACATTTGACTTAGGTTCTGCTAGTCAAGAGTGGAGAGATATATACATTGATCGTATAGCATATTTAGATTCAATTAACTTAAATGGTACTGCCATAACATCTACAGCAGCTGAGTTAAACATTCTTGATGGAGTTACGTCTACTGCAGCTGAGTTAAATGCTCTAGATGGAATTACAGCAGTCGTAGGTGAACTTAACGCATTAGATATAGGTAGCACTGCTATAGGTACTGCTGTTGCTTCTAAAGCAGTTATACTAGATGCTAATAAAGATTATACAGGAATAAGAAACCTTACACTAGCAGGTGATTTAACTGTATCAGGTGATGATATAACTATGGCTACAAATACAGCAGGTGCTTTACTTATAGCAGATGGTACTAATTTTAATCCTACAGTGATTACAGACTTATCAGAAATAGCAACAGCAGCAAGTGGTGATATACTGTTGGCAATAGATGCTTCAGGTGGTGGCTTAAAGAAAATTGCAAGAAGTACTCTTGTTGCAGGTCTTGCTACCGATAGTGCTATAGCTAACATAGTAGAAGACACATCCCCACAACGAGGTGGCAATTTAGATACTAACTCACAGAACATACTAATAGATGATGCTCACTTCATTGGTGATGAAAGTGGTAATGAACAGATAATATTTCAGACTACAGGC